TTTCTGATTATGTCATTACCCATGTTTAAGATAGCAGATATAACTTTGCCAACCATTGAGTTAATACCATTCAAAAGGCTCATGATTATTCTTACACCAGCGCTTAAAATCTGTGGTAAGTTATTAATCAACCCAGACACCATACTGCCAAGCATTTTAGCTCCAGCAGAAAGTAAATCAGGAAGTTTAGATATAATCATCGTTAAGAAACTAGTCATCAGACTTAATGCTGTGCTGATTAAATCAGGCAATCTTTGCATGATACCCATAATCAAAGACCCTAAAATCTCCATTCCTTTAGCTAAGAAAGTAGGTAAATTCTGGATAATCACATCAATAAAACTACTAACAGCTTGAATCGCACTAGCACCAATAGCCGGCAAATTCGAGATAATCCCATCTACCAAATTAAGCAATAAAGTAACGCCTGCTTGTAAAATCTTGGGCAGATTGGTCATGATAAACGTGATGAACGTATTAATGAGCTGGCCAGCCACTATAACAAGTTGTGGCAAGTAACTGATTATCCCATTTATCAAATTAGTTAGTATGTTTACTCCCATCATCAAAAGCAATGGCATGTAATTTGTAAATGCTGTAGCTAAAGCCGTAATAATTTGGCTGACGCTTGCGACAATACCCGGCAACGCTTGGACGATACCATTAATAATGCTAGTTAAGATTTGCATACCTAACGTTAGTAGCGAGGGCAATTTCGTAATTATCCACGTACTTATGCCGTTGATTATGCCCTGAAAAGTCGTCATGAGTGTCGGAATTCCTGCGCTAACGCCAGAGCCTAGTTGAGATAATACTTTACCGCCTTGCTCGGCAAACATCGGCCCAGCAGTCTGAAAAAATGTAATTAAAGCAGTCGGAAGGCTCTTAAGAATATTAGTAACCATTGGAAAGAAATTTTTAAACAAAAATGTACTTGTTGTTTCAGCAAGCGCATTAAGTTCGGGACCTATTGCTTGCCCTAGCGCTAGTTTTCCTAAAACATTTGAAGCGGCGGCTTTCATTGAAGCCATAGAGCCGCTAAATGTTGAAGCTGATTCTTTCGCAGTCGTTCCAGTAATACCCATTTCCCCTTGGACTGCGTGAATAGCGTTATACACATCATCTAAATTGTTGATATCATATTTGACACCGGTTAATTTTGTGGCATCAGCAAGGAGACGGCTCATCTCCTCTTTCGTGCCTCCGTAACCAAGTGAAAGGTTATCTAACATAGTATAATTCGATTTCGCAAAACCTTTATAAGCATCTTGGATGGATTCCATTGAAGTACCCATCTTGTTCGAGTTGTCGCTCATGTCAATCAAAGCCATATTCGCAACGTCTGCAGCTGCTTCAGTATCTCCACCCATAGATTGCAATAGACTAGCAGAAAAACTAGTGACACTTTCCATGTATTTATTGGCAGATAATCCAGACGTTTTATAAGCTTCATCGGCATATTTCTTAACTTTGCCCGCTGACCCTTTAAATAGTGTTTCAATACCACCTAACGATTGTTGGAGTGCTGCACCTTCAGAAATGGAAGAAGAAATAATCTTTCCAACGGCAACTCCTGCTGTAGCCGCAGCTGCTAAAAGACCGATTTTTAAAGCAGAACCTAATTTACTACCTGCGGAAGTACCAGCAGAAGTCGCTTCGGGATCGATTTGTTTAGAAATAGCTCCACTAATTCCTTTAGCTGACGGCATGATCTGTACATATGCTTGTCCTAATTCTGTTGCCATTTAACCACCTCCAATCATTTCTTGACGTTTACGTTCAAATTCCTCACCAGAGGTAAATACAACTGTATCATCTGATTTTTTCGCACCACCAGTTAAAAGTTCTAACAGAGGCGCTGGACGATTTTTATTCTTTTGACCATCTTTAGAATTCATCCACAATAAAAAGCCTACTTTGTCACTGATACCAGCTAAAAGCAGATTTTCTAAGGAAATATTTTGGTCGTTCATAATCATTTTTATTCTGGAATTATCTTTCAGACCATAAGAAAAAACAGCTACCTTGCTTAAAGGTAACTGTTTGTAGTCGTATATTTGATACGTTTCAGCAAGGTCGCAAATTAATGCATCCTCATCAGTTTTTATCATTCTGGCAAGGAATGTTATTTTTTTACCGCTTGAGATTGGAAAATTTCGGTGATTTCTTCGGTCATTTTTTCAACTGGAACAAGGCCTTCTTCATCACGTAAATGGTCTTTTAGTTGATTGGTTTGTTCTTTTCCTAAAAGCATAATCACCATTTTAGAAATGACCATTGGATTATCTTCTAATTTCCCAATGGTTTCTAACAGTTCATAATTATTTAATCGAGCTTCTTCAATTTCATAGGCAAAGCCAGATTGTGTTTTTCCTTTTGTTTTTTTGGACATTAGGCTTCAGCTCCTGGTTTTTGAATATATTCATAGTGAGTATTTGCTTCAGTATCTGGCAAAGCGGCAATTGTAGTTTCAAAGCCATTTACTTCATCATCTTTATAGACAATCTCTCCAACTTCAGAAATTTTCCCGTTAGGAATGACAATACGTTTTAACACTCCACCATTTAATACCATTTCAGCTACTAAAACATGTGCTTCTGCAGGCGTTGAATTTGCTTTAATAGCAATACCAGTATCTAAAGTACCTGAAACATTTGTAGAACCATATACTTCTTTTAAAACTTCCACGTTTAACGGCTCAATTAAAGTATAAGTGAAAGTATCGGCTTTTTCTGTTTGAACAACAGCAACAATATCGCCACCCCAGGCTTTTATGTTATCTGATTCTGGTGAGTTTTCATTCGTCATCCCATCTTCAGAAATATAACCTAATGGCTTAAATGCTGCATCTAACGCAGTAATCGAATCTGTTGGTAATGTTGTATCTAACGGTGCAGAATAAATAGCACCGCCAACTTTAGGTTTTGCTGTGGTTACATTTTTTACATCTGACATTTATGTTCCTCCTTAATAATGATTCATATCGAATACCGCTTGATAGCGATATTCCTTTGTTGTAGTGTCGGTGAAATTATAATCGCTATTGAGCTTTATTTTACTGATTTCATCTAGCTCAATCATTCCTTCAACCGTTTCTTTCACTGCTTCATTTAAAACAGCTGCTTCATACATGCTTGGCGCATAACTTTGAAAAGCAAAAGTTGAAGAAGGTAAATAATTATTTTTCCCACTGCTTGTTTTTTCAAAAAGGACAAAACTTTCAGGGGGATTTTTCGGACGTTCTAAAAAAGACGGCACAGATAAGTGACCTTCTAAGTAATTTTTTATTACTAGTTCAATCATCTACCGCACCGCCTTTAAAATCGTATTGTTTTTCATGTTGTCTCGTTTAGCTGCGTAGGAATCAGGATAAACCATTGCATTAGCACGGTTTTTCCCGACATAAATATCTTGACCGTAGCCATCTCCACAACGATTTTTGATTGCGGTGGCTTTTTCTTCCAAAACTTTTTGCATTTCAGCAGACTTCAAAAGCTGACCAACGCCCGCATAATTCAGTTTAAATCCAGACTTAGCCATACCGTTCCACCATCACTTTCTTGTTCCAATCAAGAGGAATCATATCCTCAATGCCTTCTGTCGCAAAGCCAAATGTACGCCATTTTTTACCGAAGAATAAAACTTCCTTATCCTCCCATTCATGCGTATCACCTTTTGGAATAGCAAGTGTATACACAGCGACTTTACCTGTTAATGACATTTGATTAGTTATGTCATCAGTTGTCGATGGAGAAACAAGCACATTATCAACTAGTATCTCAACATCTTTAACAACTGGACTGCCAAACGGGTCTGTTGAAACAACTTGCTTATCAATAAGGGTAATTGGTATTCCATGAATCTTACCCATAGATATTGATACCCCCTATTTTTTGTCGTTTCAGCCCTAACCGTTTGAGTTCTGAATCTTTAATAAATAATCCACCGCCTGGACTCAAATAAGTTCCAGACCAAGTATAGCCAAGTGCTGATTGACTTTCTTGTACCATTGGTTGACCTGTGGTTGGGGTCATAAGTGTTCTAGCGATGATGTCAACTGTAATAGCTTTTAAAACACTTGCGTAAGACACGCTATCGGCAATTGACCGATCTAAATCTTTACCGACTTTTTCAGCTTCCAAACGTAAAGTGTCAGAGACGACTGCTAAGAGCGCCTCTGCACGTAACATTTCTTCTGTTGTCAGTTGTCGCCACAATAACGAAACATCTTCAACTGTTGCAAAATTAGCCATCATAACCTCCTATTTCGAGGCTACTTAGCCTCTTCTTTCTTAGTAGTAGTTTTTGTTTCCTTTACTTCTTCCCACGCTCCAGAAAGTTTCGTTTCTGCAACGATAACTACACCTGTTTTAGTATTCTTATATTTTTTCATTTACTAAGCACCTACTTCTACACGGGCAAACGCTTCTGGGTCAAGAATTCCCCATCCGATAAATGCTTCAGCACGTAATAGAATTTCATTGTATGCTTTAAGGTCACGACCAGATCCGTCTGGGTCACCATATTCGATGATTTCCATTGGAATATTTTCTGCATAACCCCATTTGAACATGTTTTGGAAGTCTCCAACAATAGCGTGGTCTGTTTTAGCAGTTCCGCCTACTTTTGTAAGAGTGCTATTCACATCTGATTTCATACCATAGAATGAATCAGGGTTTTGACCGAATCGGAATTCAGGATATAGACGATTTCCAGTTGTGTCTTTTAATGCTCCTAAGTCTCCACCAGCCACTGGAGAAAGTGCAAGACCATTTACTTCGATGCCATTAGTAACGACAGTTTTTACTGCATCTTCGACGTTTGAATCGATTGCAGTTGCGTTATAAACGACTACGTTGTCTGTGATTACACCATCAAATGAGTTTGTAGCTTTAAATGATGCATCTGTCATTGATTTAGGTTCTAGGCCGTGAATACCAGCAATGTCAAAGCCTTCTGCGATTTTCTTAGCGAATCCATCCGTAAAGTGATTAAGGTATTGAATTTGTTTTTCTTCTGATGCGTATTTAAATTCATCCGTGATACGTGCTTGATATACGAATTTAATCGGTTTGATAACTTTTGAAGTAATGGTTGCGCCATTTGCAGACTTGAGACCACCTTCTCCGACAATTTCAGCGTTTCCGTCTAAGTTAAAGATGAATTGTTCTACTCCAGCGAATGGGATTGGTGTTTGTCCAGATAGTTTGGCAAGTGTTGAGTGTCCTTGCACTTTGGTAATCATTTGTCTTACTAGTTCCGGTTTGAAAAGTTCACCTTGTTTTAATGTAGCCATATTTTTTATTCTCCTTTGTTATTTAAGTTTCTGACCATGTCGCGTAATCCGCTTTTTAATTGGTCAGCGTCAATGGTTGGTTCGTTCGACTTCATGGGTGGTGTTGGTTGTTTAGGCACTAAATAACTTGCTAGTCGTTCAGCATCAGCCTTGAATCCGTCCTCGTCATCGCCTTGAAGTCTGTCAGCTAAGTCAAGCGGTAAACCGTACTCGGTTGCAATGCGTTGCTTAGCAGTTTGTAATTTAGTTTGAGTTAAGTCACCATTTAATGATTCAACCTGAGAGCTTAACTCTGTTTCTTTAGTTTTTAAATCGTTAATTGTGTTTTGGTAAGTTGTTTCTTTAGCTTCAAAATCAGCCAGTTGTTTTTTTAAGTCTTCATAGTCTGCATATTTCTCACGTTCTCTAGACAAACGTGCTTTAATAACAGCATCTAATTCTTCTTGAGTTTCAATAATTTTAAAATCTGACATATAACGTCCTTTCTCCTGCTTTGCCCTGCAGTTCGGTAATTTTTTGCATTAAGAAGGTCTCTTAATAACTAATTCTTTGCTTTCTTTTAGGCTTAGTTGTTGCACAAAGCCAGTGCGCTAGCAATGCACTATCCATTAGACTAATATCCCTATCATCAAAAAGCGACTTGTAACCAAAACCACCGTTTGAACCAATGTTGCGTTTTGTACAGTTGGTTGTAACAGCGGTTAGTGATGGTTGATTATTATGCCTCAAAGTTCCTTGAGCGATAGCTTGTTCCCACATCGCATTGGCTGTTATGACCTCTGCAACCGTTGGAAGTATTGGCGCTTTAAGTCTAAACTCTTTCATTTCAGCTTCAAGAATCCGTTGACCGTTTGCACCATCGACTACAACTTTCTCAACATCTGCATTTTGTAAGAAATTGATTATCCATTGCGAACCGTTTCTAATCGATACACAGTCAATAGTTTCAACAAAGACCTTTTCGGCTTTGGTTTTGACTGCAATTGACATTGAAACATTATTTCCGTCTTGACCATACTTAACAGCTACAAAAAGCTTACTGTTAAATTCTGGTATTTCCTCAATTTCAAGTGCGGACCAATCTTTTTCGGAAATGTCTGATTTCATGTTGAACGTAGGCCAATAGCCTAACCGTTGAATATTGTGGTCAAGTCCATTTTCGCCAAGCTCTGCTTCAATTTTCCGCTCATTTAAGTGATAACCCATTGACGGATTTGTCAGATACCAACTGTCTGTGTCGTGAATATCCTTTACGGAATCCACAGACCACTCAGACCAACCAGAATACTTCTTATCGCCTTTCAAAGCATCTTTACGATAGTTTTCAAATACAGTACCAGTTGAGACTTCAGTAGGTGGTGTACCTAGCATAATTGTCATGGGGTTGTCACTGTCAGAAACGGTATATTTTAAAGCAGTCTCTTGCTCGGCTGTGTACTCTTGCGCTTCGTCAATGACAAGCAAGTCAAACCCTTCACCAAGTCCACCGTTAGATGTTCGAGTTCGGAATTGAATGACAGAACTTGTCGATTTAAATTCAATACGTTCTTGACCTTTTGCTTTATTAGAAGTGAAATCTTCACCGTCTACATAGCCAGATATTTCAAGGTATTTTTTTAACTTTAAGAATGACGAATGTGATGTACTAATTCTGTGTGCAGTATGCAACATATTTAGCCCGTTATGCAGTCCCCACAATTCTAAAAGATAAACAACCTCTGTTTTACCGTTTCGCCGAGGAAGTGAGTAACCATATTTTTGATGCACCCACAGACCATCATCGTTGACAGCCATTATGTCCTCTAGCAGATATTTTTGCCAGTCGTAGTATTTAAGACCAGTCTTTGCATAATAACCAAGCGCTTCGGGTGATAGTGTTTTAGTCCAATGTAAGTTTACCGATTGAGTTGGATGTTGATTGCCAAGTTTTTCTTTAGTTTTGACCATCACTGTTTCCTTTCAACCGTATTGCATGATAACCCTATCGCTGGAAGATGTTAGATCACCACCTTTCAGTTTTCTGCCGGTTTCAAGGTGCGTCTCCTTTCTATTAAATGTTAATCTTACGTTTTAAAAAGCAATAACATTTTCCAAATATATTAATTTGAAACCATGCTTCTGCATATCGTTTCCCGTTTGCTTCATATTTAGTTATATAGTGTTTCAAGATGTGCTCTCCTTTCTACCAATTTTAGCTTCTTCCATTCCTACCTCCAAAAAAATCATATTACCCCTTTCTTAAAAACGAAAAATCATTATCTGTAAGAACTTGATGCAGTACAATGCCTAATCTGTTTACTTTATCTTCATCTTGTTCTAAGCCAGCTTCCTCAAAAATGCAATGTACAATTTCGTGAACTAGCGTTTGTTCAGTTCTTTGTTTACTCATATTTGAATCTAAAGCGATTGTCGTCTTTTTTAGATTTGTTTCGCCCCAATTATCAGTATCCCCAACTAAATCATCTTTAATTTCAATCGGATATACAATCCCACCAATTTTTACTTCTTCCATTCCTTACCTCCATCTTTTTGTGTAAGCATTCTGTATGCCTCTTCCGTCTTTTGGATGGTATTCAACAACACAGTCACAATTTTCATGTCTTGCATAAATGATTTTATCGACTGGATAGTCGTAAGTTCCAGCAAGTTCTTCACACCACTTGCAACATTTACCAACCACATATCTAGTTAGTTTTGGTTTTAACCCTGCTTTTGCATGAAAATCGACATTAGTCATAATAAAATCATCAATGACTGACTGCGAAAAATTTACAACTGGGTCTTTTAGAATCCATTTGACTTCATCAAAATTATCTTCTGCAGATAATCGATTGACTAAGCCATCAACCTTATCTTGGTTGATTTTATTTGTTTTTGGTTTTAAGCCAATACCCGCTTCTTTATTCAAGGCGGTTTGCAATTCGACTGCGTAGTCAGTGACCAGCTTATGATTATTTCCAAGCGTCTCATTTAATATTCTTTCTGCGATATTAAAAAACATCTTGCCGTCTGGAAAAACGCTTGCGGATAATTTACTGCCAAATACCTCTGCTAAAATGTTACCAACCTCTTGAGCGTATAGGTAAGCATTAGCGTGATTTTTGTTCTCTAACAACTTTGGTATTTTTTTATTGGCTTTATACTTGTTTAAAAAATCTTTTTTTAGATCATCTAATAATTTTGGAACAATATCATCAACCATCTATGCCACCGTCCTTTATACCAGTTGTTTGGAATAATACTTCGCCAATGTTTAATTCTGGGTACGCTTGGGAAATCTTAATTAGACCATCTCCGATTGTGGATAGACTTGCACCGTCAATTTCAAACAATGGTTCCCAAATAATTTTGGTATTCATGAACATTGTTCGTTCATAAGGTTGATTGTCACGTAAGCATACAGCAATATAAGCAACGTTTAGCAAACCACTCGCGAATGACCGTTGAGCTTTTTTAGCAGATGCACGTAAGTTTTCATGACTTGCCTTAATAGCCTCGACACTTGATGGATTGTCAGATGGAAAACCTAAGTCATCCAATGTCAATCCAGAACCACCTGCGAATAATGAGGCATACATTTTTAACTGACTGAAAAACGGTTCCATGCTTGCTGAAGCAAATTGACCGACAACTGGTTTATCTCCATTATCGTCTTTAGTAATTTCTAAAACGGTTGAAACTGTCGCTTTCCACTTATCTAATGCTTCTGCGTCTTGACTTGTTCCCAAAATGTATTTTTGAGGGAATGAGTAAAATTCTGCTGTTGCCTCTGCACGTTCCAATGTGCGTTTCGCTGCTTTTTGTTGGTACATCCCTGACCTTGTAATGCGACTACGACCAAATGGTCTTACTGCGTCTGGCCTGTGAATAATTGGTACTAACAACGGTTGATTAGTTGTATTCGGAATGATATAAGGTTCACCATCCTTTGGATAGTACCATGTTTCAGTTGGTGTAAAATACGCTTCCAAAATAGGGTTGTCATTCTGGTCTGTTTCCAGTACAGCGTAGCCCTCTGTCAATAGGAAAGTCGTTGGGTCTAAAATCCCAGTTGCTTTACTTGCCTCAATAACTTGCAAACGTGGCAACCCGTCTTCTACTTTTGAAATATAAACAAATGCACACGAACCAATCAATGCTGATTGGATTGCAGTATCAAAAAATATGTCTGGATTGTTCGCCTTGAATATTTCTGATGCGTTAAAATCATCATTGCCAAATTCACGGAAAACAATTCTATCTGCTAAGGCATCTACACCTTTTGTCGTCCATTCCAAAACTGACCGATAGGCACTTTTAACGTTGTAAGGCATAACGATACTCATAGTATTGTCGATATCATGCATTGCATAATAACGATAGCGTTTTTCAACACCCATTTTATAAAGTGCTAGCTTTCTACGTAGGAAGTTCATTCCAGTTTGCTTCATTTGATTTTCTCCATTATTAGTTTTTCGAAATCTGGATCGTGGATATCTATTCCTTCGATTAATACCCTACCAACATATCCAAATTGCTTTTCATTTTCTAAAAGCTCTTGTTTTTTCTTTTGGTAATATTTTTCAATATCACGTATTTTTTTAGGCTTGATAGAGTTTTTGACGTTAGTTCTCAACTCTGCTTCTTTACGTTCTTTTTCCTCTTTCCGCTTTTTCCGCATTAAGAGTTTCTGTTTTTCTGTAACACCTTTTTTCCGACATTCATCGCTACAGTAAGTTGCACGGTTTGAGGTTGTCTCGAATGACTTTCCGCACGTTGCGCATATTTTTTTCATCTGCTCTCCTATCTACATCCTAACGTGAATAAAAATGTACAGTACAGCGGGAAGCTCGCTCGACCAATCGGCATAGGTCTGTATGCCCCATACTTTCGTTCTAAGAGAGTTTAGTTGTTTTAGTCATAATTACATTACTTCACGTTTTAAACTCGTAGGACGTCCATTCTATCGTTTTAGGAAGGTTTCTATTGCCAATAGTTTCAGTTACGTTTGTCTGTCCGCTGTAAAGTTTATCTGACTTATCTCTGTTACATTTCCAGTGTGCAAGTTGTAGGTTGTCAATCAAACTGGGATGACCACCTTTTGACACGGGAATGATGTGGTCAATCACTGGAGACAGCGGATGTGGATAAGCAAGTGTCTTGTCTACGTCACGACCACAGATACCACAGGTGTGTTTGGTCTTTAGTATGCGCTTCTTGTTGCGTTCGAATGCCACACGGTGGGGTCCTTGTTTGTCTGCTCTAACCATGGCACACCTCCTAAATAAATAGACAGCCCGAAGACTGTCTGCGATATGTAGACTCCACGTGGTTCGCATCGGTAAGAAACTATATCAAACTCAACTGCATAGCGTTGTTTTCAACCCTATCGATAGCTATATCGAAATATTCTTTGTCAATTTCAAACCCAATGAAATTTCTATCAGTATTCAAGCAAGCCACAGCAGTTGTGCCGCTTCCCATAAAACCATCGAATACCAAATCTCCAACTTTTGAATGTTTAGTTATACAACGTTCGATTAACTCCAAAGGTTTCTGGTTCTGATGAACTTGATTTTTCCCAACCACTCTTTTAAATCGCCAAACGTCGGTTATTCTTTCGCCATTGAACTCGCAAAGACCTTTATTGACAAGTATGATAAATTCATATTGTTTACCAAACTGATGTTTTAAATCCCCTGCAGTATGATTGTTTTTGACCCACACGATGATATTTTTTACGTTGAAGTATCTTTCTAATTCTTGTTTAAAAAAATCTATTTTATCCATCGAACAAAACATATACATAGCGGTGTTATCCTTCATTATCCTGTGGCATTCTTTTATATACGCACTTATCAATTCCGGATTATTATCGTTTGCGATGACTTTAGAAAATTTATGATTTTTGTCTTTGCGGCGATTGGTCTTATAATTAATCAAATAAGGAGGGTCAGTAACAATCAAATCAATTGATGAATCGCCTATCTTTTTCATACCTTCCAAAACGTCCATGTTTATTATTTTATTTATCAACTCGCCATCACTCCTTTACTTACGTCATCGGCAAGGACTCGCACCTTGCATATCCAGTATTTTTAAATTTAACCCGCCTCTCGTAAACAAGATACTTTTTAGGGCAATGGGGTAACTGGACTTATAAACATATATGCGTCTACCTCTTCCGCCACGACAACAAAAAAGACGATACCTAAGCACCGTCCAAACAAAGCGATAAGATTCAACAGTCACGTTTTTTGTGCTTTGCTCATACTATCAATTTATCACATAAACCGCCGGTAATGGATTTGAATTGAGGCGCATCGTTAAAATATATCCTGAAGAAGGAAAACATGTCGTATGTGGTCGCCTCATTCAAAACCCTACAATATCATTTTAGCACCGTTTAACCCCTTAAAACGGTACAGTTTTTTTCCCAAAATGGTACTCACCAACCAAGCTGCTGTGCTATACGGTCACATACTGCCTTCTCAATCTTGCGACAGCCGTCCACACTATACCCGCCAACTGTCTCCGCTATCTTAACCCATGATAGTTTCAATGGCTCGCCTTTGCTGTCTGTCGTAAAGTATCTAAGCTCAATGATTCGTTGTGCATGGTCACTACTGTTTGCCAACACGTTCTCGATAACAGCCAAGACTTGCGAGCGGAAACGTATCTGCTTGTTTGTTGCCAACTTGATTGCCTTTTCCTCTACCTCAAAAACAGGGAGAGAGGACTTGCCACCGCCATAGTTATCGTCTGTTTCTTGATACGGCGTCATGATTGATTGTCGTATCTCATTAATTTCTAGCTGCATTGTTTTGTAATTGCTTAACAAGTCTCTTACGTGTTGTCTTGCCTTTAAATTAACTTTGACTGTTGCCAACCTGCCTGCCTCCTAAAATGTAGTAGCGGTAGAGAGTCTACCGTCTGCCAAACCAAAATAGATACTTGGTCAATTCATCCGTAGTGCCGTTTAGATATAGATTTGCTTGTGCCCAAATATGCCTGCAATTAATATCACAACTCCAATCGCTAACACTATTTTGTGTTTCTCATCCTTAATCATCATAAATCCAATAACGGCTAGTATTCCCCCAATTATCGTCCACAAGATGGTGGTTTCAATCATTGTGCTCCACCTTGATAAGTATCTCTGGCTATGTCCCTATTCCGTTCTGCGGTCTTGTTCTGCACATTATACTCGTCGTTTAACAACGGCGCTATTGCATCTAATACATAGCTTTGACGGATAACCAACTTTTGCCCGTTCGGCAAAACGGCATTGACTTCTCGACCATTTATAATGCTTTGGATATCCGCTTGGGATAACGCTACTGTGTATTTCATTTTCTTCCTCCCTCACTCGAATCCAGAAACGTTAAGGATTGTTTAACAATTCCGGTTGCTCGTATATGTTGCCGATGACTTCCCAAACCGCATGACTATCTTGCAAAGTGCTACCAAATCCGTTATCAATATTTCGCAAACCATAACTGGCGACAGTTTCGCTGTAAGGATAAAAGACTTTTCTTCTTCCTTGCAACGGATGAAACAATACGTCCCCTTCAAAAATCTCCACGCCGTTCTTGTCTTTCATGCCGGTTGACTGCATGAGTTCCCATGTTTCGCCTAATTCACTTTGGTAATAGACTGGATTAAAGTCATCCATCGCAGGTGCTAGGTACCAGAACTCTCCATCAAAATTCAATGTTGCTATATTTATCCAACATAGTTGTTCCTTATCCCACGCTCTAAACTTCGGTATCATCATTCGCCCTCCTCATAAACATATTCAAAGAACAAAACTCTCGCGAACATAATTGCATCTTCCAACTTTTCTAAAACTAACGGCATATCATCAAAGCTCACGCCTTGATTCTGATACAAGCTTAGGCAATTTTGTAAGTCGTTAATTTGTGATACAGCTTCTTCTTGCGTTGTTTTCTTCATCGTTCTTACCCCCTTGTTTCCCCATTCCGCAAACGCTGGCGGGTTTGCATCAGATAATTTATAAATTTTCCCGATTTCGATATTCGGTATCATCATTCTTCCTCCTCAATAATTTCAGAACACACTACTAAAAATTCATATGGATTGTCTAGTTCTGAATCGCCGTCTTCGACAATTGTTGCGGATACTATTGTTCCATCAGAATCAATTACTGCTACATCCATATTGTCTGGATATTCTTTTAGGAATACTTTAAGTTCTCCGACTTTCATGATTCAGCATCCAATCTAACCGCCAAAGTCCTTGCTATTGGTGATTCTGCTCTATTTAGTTTTTCAATATCTTCATTTGCTATATTTTTCGTCCAGTATTCTTTGGCATATTTCCTGTTTTTGCAAAATATCGGCTTTCGACCATCCCACCTACGGAAATAAACTTTTTTAAATGAATTGTCTTTTAAATCAAAGAGGTGGAACACTATTCTCATTACCTTCCCTCCAATAGTTCAGGATTGTTTGCTATCGCTGACGATTGCGGAATTAAAGATCACTCTTCTACCTGTTCGATTTCATCTGAGAATCTTCTGTAGATGACTCCCTCTGAATTAATCAGATGATATACAAAGCCGTTATTTGTCACAAACGCAACTTCCACTATTACACCTTTGATCTTATCTAATACCTTCATCACTCGTCCTCCCTACTTGCTGCCACAATACCCATCATAGCTACACCGAACAGATAGCCGATGATAAATCCGATTAGTATTTTAAACATTATTTTTCCTCCCGTTCCTAATCAATGTCATCTATATATTGGCCTTCTTCAAAAATACTATACGCCGTAGTTCCATCGGCATTTTCAGTTTCTCCGAGGCAGTCATAATCTAAAAAAGCAACATATCCTGTTGGATAGAGAGTCACACAGTCTTTGTGATAATACTCATCATCCACTTCTATTACTTCATCATCCCATTTTAAATAGTCGGAACATGCTTTACATTTTTCCATAGTTGCCTTATCCCCCCTGTTTTCTATCGCTGACAATTTCGGAATTAATTTATTTCTTAATGATCTCTGATTATCTTTCTAAGTTCAGTTAAATTAGTGATCTCTAAGACATGCTTACACCAATCCCCCTATTCCTTGATAAAAGATTCTTTCGCCTCTGTCATTGTTTCTGCATAGGCAGTACCTCGGGATTCTCGTCCATGCTTATCAATAAACCTAAAGACATATTCGTCCATCACTCTTCCTCCTGTTCCAAACTAAAATCCATCGGTTCAACTTCTATGTTTTGTTTAATTAATCCTTGGATTTTATCAATCGATACTCCCAATTTTCTAGCAAGAACCTCAACATTCATTGCTAAAAATGTAATGTGCATCAGCAAATCTTCATTTAGCTCTTCGGAAATTTCCACCTTAGCGTTTCCTTTATATTGGACCACTCTTGATGCTCCAAGTATTTCAAATTCTTTACCCATCACTCTTCCTCCTGTTCAAATTTTGCAGTCACACCATTTTTAAACCAAATCACTAAACTGTTCATTTTATAAGTCCTCCGCTTGAATACAGCGATTTTCAAACTTTTTATATGCATCAAAGTAAATCTCACCTTTATCGCCGTTGTAAGTAATCTCGTAGTACATTCCATCGTGAACAGTTGTTGATAGCAGCGCCTTACTATTTTGTAAAGTCTTACATTGCCAGACAACGTACACACTAAAGTTAGATAACGCGTCCGTCTTGTCCATGTGTTCAATCGTATATTCTTTTACTAGCTTTGTTGCTTGCTCAATAAAGTTCGCTTGTTGTTCCATTTATTTTTCCTCCTCAAAATTACGTTCAGTTTCATCGTCAGTCATCACTAACATTTCTGGATTTTCATATATATTTCCAGTTATATACATACTTTGGTTCCATTCAGCTAACAAATCGATTGTATCTCCAAAGCGCAATACAAATGAACCATCTTCAAAAATAACCGTAACTGTTCCATCAAGTAAATTATCTTCGCAAAGTATATCGCCTTCATAGATGTCTCGCCCGGTTGAATCAACCAGGCCTGTATATTGCCCAATTTCTAAATAGCGATTAGGTTCACCATCTTCATAGTCGCGCCAATTGTCATAGCATAGACCATCTTCCAAAATCATCTCTTCAACAGACAGCCATTCTTTAGCTCGCAAATCCCAAGCTCTAAATTTTAGTTCACGCATTTTCACAATTATTCCTCCCGACTGGTATCATCGTGTTTAACAACTTCCCCATTGACCAGCACAGCTACTGCTTCAGCTTTTTCTTCGCAGTCAAACATATAAGCGTTATTCTCGCTAACACATTCAACACAACTAAAGTCACTACCTAAAAATCGAGCAAAATAAGATTCACCTTTCTTGATACTAACAATCCATGTGATCTTTTTTTCAACCTCATAGCCATACTTTTTCATGCTGATCAGCGTTTCAATCGGATTATTACTCACCGTATCAAGCCAGTGGGCAAACTCTAAGTCATACTTCCAAATACCATCATCAACTTGTGCGATGGAAAGAAACAATTCACGTTCAAAATCATCTTTACTGACTTCATACCAATCAGCGACGTACTGCGGAATAACCACTTTTTCCTTATCTTCCTTTTTCAAAAGCTCATCAACCTCTTTTTTATGATAAAAAGGTAGAGGCTATGAATCCTTTAATTGACCATACCAATCATCATATCTGATTGGACTAAAAATACCTTCTTGCGTAGCGTATTTAATATTTTTCAAATCTCCAAATGTTACTTGATTCATATTTTTCATTCTCCTTTTTTAACGATGGTATCAGTTGTATATCCTCTAATTACTTGTTCACCATTGACACTAACCTCAACAAATTCAAATCTTGTACCTTTGTGTTTGCCACGTTTCATTGCATCTCCACTTTTTGCAAGCTTGCTTATTTGAGAAGTCGATACTTGCACCAATCTTTGAGCCTCTATAAGTGATTCTGCAATTCTAATTTTTCCGTTTCTGTAACGTATTTTTACTGCACGATCCTTTTTGCCATATTTTTTGTTGTCAGTTGGCTCCCACACACCTTCAAACTTTATTCCTGCATACGGACCATTTTTCAACGTCCCGTCCTCGTGGCCCAGCCTAATAACTGTCTTTTCAGATATTCCTAATAACATCGCCGCTTTTCCAAAATTGCATCGTTTAATGCATTCCACGCTTTTATCAAAATAGGTGATTTTTACGCCGCCCATTTGCTCTCCAACATGCTCTTTTACGACATTTTTGTCCTCAATACTACCATCGATAAATTGGCTTAGACGTTTAATTTCTCGTGTATAAACCGGATTGTCACTTCCAGCGTCTAAATCGAGTAACACGCTTATTTTTAATCGAGCCATTTGCTTTTGCTCTTTAGTTATCACTAATGTCACCTCGCAAATTTTTATTAAAAGGGGGAATGGTTACCCCCGCTTGTGTTAAAATGGCAGATCATCATCCCCGATGTCTATTGACGATCCACTAAATGGATCAGCATTTGGTTTACTATTACGATTATTGCTATATGAATTGCCTGAAGAATTGCTTTGTGGGCTTTCTTTGCTCTTTCCTCCAGGGAAACTAAAGTTACCCACTACGATTTCGGTAATATACTTTTTATTTCCTTGTTGATCTTCATAATTTCTCACTTGGAGTCTTCCAATTACTAAAATCTCGTCTCCTTTTTTAAAGTAATTAGCAACTGTTTCAGCTGTCTTACCCCAAAACACAAGATTGATCCAATCGGTCTCTCTATTTCCGTTAGCATCTTTAAAGTCTCTCGTAGATGCAATGCTTACAGAACCAACTGCTTTTCCTGACTGTGTATATTTTAAATCGATATCTTTGCCTAATTTCCCCTGTAAAACCACATTATTAATCATCTAATTTTCCTCCAAATTTTTTATTGATCTCTCACCATTCACTATCTCAATTGCTTGCTCTAAATTCCAAGCTACACCGTTCAGTATCTTGTTATCCTGTGCAGCATTTAAAAATTTAATCTGATCCTCGGAAGGCTTACCTTTGCCAATTTTTACTTCTACAAAGAACAGCTTGCCATCCGTGCTTCGTGCTCCGAATAAATCTGGAAACCCTTTTTCTAGGCCTTGTCCTCTCGTCTTATGAGTTAGTTTCTTACCCGAATCTACTTGCCAGCACTTATGCCCTAAACGCCGCAACTCCTGTTTAATCTGCTTTTGAAGTTCTAATTCGTTCAAATGTCTATCACTCCATTTTTCTTCTCAAATTCAGCTATATCTATCGCAATCCACTTTGTTTCTTCTGCTAGATCCGTTAAGTCGTTCTCATATAAAATCGCAACTTGCTTTTCTAAGAGTTTCACCAGCTTGCTTCTCTTTAATTCGTTTTCTTTTAGGATTGCTAGGTAAGTTTCCCCGTCCATCAGCCTCTCCATTCATCAAAATCAATACTGAAATCCATATGTTTTTTATCAAAAATGAAAGGTGCTATGCCAGTCATACCTTCTCTGTTTTTAGCAACATCGCAACGTATTTTACGGCTGTCTTTTTCGTCGGAAGATAGCAGTAAGGTCACATTTGCATCTTGTTCCAGTGATCCCGACTCTTTCAAATCGCTTAGCATCGGGCGTTTGTCTGGCCGTTGTTCGACTGCGCGACTCAACTGAGCTAATAAAATAATCGTAATGCCGTAATCAGTCGTGAGTTTTTTTAATTCTCTGGTTACTTCGTTCATTACTTGGCGTTCATTTTTACGAGCGTCATTCACTGTTATCAGTCCTGCGTAATCTACGAAAGCAACATACCGCTTATCACCAATACGTTTTTTGATTGCATATTTGATGTCATTCAAATTTGAATATTCAGAAGTGAACACTCGCATATCGAATGATTTCTTCATAGCCTCATAAGCTTCCCTTGCTTTTACTTTGTTATCAGGACTTAGTTTGTCTTTTCCAACGAATAGTAACGAATTGATATTAGTCACTTTAGAAACTAAACGTGTCATCAGTTCGTTTTGACCCATCTCAAAAGTAAAGAAGTCGCAAGCTACATCATTATTTTTAGTAAACAACTCATACATGATGTTCAAAGCAAAAGCTGTCTTCCCTGTTGCTGGTCTTCCTGCAAGAACAATTAGCTTACCTCCTGTTATTCCGCCACCTAAAAAGTCATCTAATGGTTTGTAAGTCGCCATTGCATTGCTGGGTCTATCCAAGCTATCGCAAAATTCAGCGAACGCTACGTCTAATTTGCCATCAGACTTGATATGATTGACCTCACGTTTTTCTTCTAGCAATCTGGATAACTTATCCCCATCTGTTTTAGAAAGCGTCTGAGCGTAATCTGTGGACGCTGTATGCAACTTGCGGTCTAAGTAGGCATTGTGTATCTGTCTCGCTAACTCTCTTTCGATTCCTAACTGAGGTGCTAGTCCTTTTAGTATTTCAAGATCGTCAACCGTTCCAGCGCTAAACAAGTCAATGCTTCTCATTTCTCGATAGACTTGTTCTGTTGTGTAGTTCATTCCTCTAAGTCGAGTCAGTGCTTCTACAATCATCTTTTGTTGAGGACTCTCAAACCATTCAGAATCAATATCCACGCTCGTAATGATCGATGGGTTGTTTAGCATTTCTGCAACTAGACTAAGTTCATTGTTCATATGCTTCAGCTATCTTTCTTTGTGATTCTGCTATTTCATCAGATATTGAAGAACTAATTTGTGGTCTGTATTCATTCAAGTAATCATCAAACTTGTTTCCAAAAAGCGTTGCTGGTCTTAGATATTTGTTCATCTCTTGATTGTTTATCCACTGACCTGTTTTTACATCAATCACTTTTTTAAAATCATCAAGCCTTTGACCTTCATTCCATCTTGCTTTGATCAGGTCTTTCCATTTTTGAGTAACTTTAAATGATTTGCTTGTTTTGTTGTTCAAGTATTTGATGATGTCGGTATATGGTATTTTCTCTTTATCTATATCTCTTTCTTTATCTAATTCTTTATCTATATCTGTACCGTCACGTGACGTCACGCGTGATATCACGTTATCTGTTAGTTCTAGTTGTTTCTTTCTTTCGCGATAACGCTTGTTTCTTTCAGCATTTTTAAGCCTAATTTGCTCCATGCCATCAACGTTTTGGTGCTTTTCCCAGTTTGTGATAGCAATCAATCCATCAGCAGTTAGATCAATCATGTTAAAGCTTGCTAATGTTTGTAGTGCTAATCTCACTGTGTTTACATTCTTATCAAATAGCGTTGATAGCATTTCTTCTGTGTAAGGCATATTGCGTTGTATGTAAATCAATCCGTCATCGTTTGTTTTGCCTGCTAAAACTAGCAAGCGAATCCAAATCACTATGATGGCGTCTGATTCTGGCACTGCTTGGATAAGCCTTACTTTTTCATCATCAAACATCGTTGTTTTAAGTTTTATCCAACTGATTTCAGCCATTCTTTTAACCTCCAATCCTCAACTTCTTAATCGTTTCTTGATTTAATTTGACACCTTTGACATGATAATTTTCTTTAAACTTTTCAATTCCAATCTGGTGCTTCTCGTTGTGATGTTGTCTGCAAAGGGAAGCGAAGTTGTATTCGGTATGATCTACTGTCTTCCTATTACGTCGTCCTAGCGATTTATCAAAGTGATCTATATCCGCATTCGGCTTACCACAAATACAACACGTGCGACTCGTAACGCATTTATAAAAGTAATATTCTTGATTTGCCGGTAAAATCTCATAGCCATTTTTAAACGGGATATGATTCTCAAAGATAAAATCTAGGATAATATCAGCGTATAACGTCGCGTCGCTTACTGTACTTGCCGATATATCACTCAAACTGATTATGCGCCCTGTGATTGCTTCGTAGCGCCATTTGAATACTTCTTTAAGAGATTCAGACGGTTGACCTGTAAAGTCGCTTATATCGCCAATTAGAGCGTAAATAAATCGGCGCTGTTCTTGCGTAAATCGTCTTGGGTCGACAAAACGGATTTCTACCTCTCGTTGTCCGTCATAGTCGTAGTACATTGTTTGCAGACGTTCGATATTAATTTCTTCGTTGATGTCTACCGTCAAGCGTTGATGATCTAGCTTCTTGACGATAGCGCTATAAGTCTCGTTCATGGTTCGTTACTTCTTTTCTTGATTTGCACGCATTGTTCGCAAGCCGTTTTGTGTATATTCTTTTATTGCGGTATACAGATTCTCGTTTACATCTTCTAGCTTGCCAGCGTATTTGAAATGAGTAAGCACTTGTGTTTCGAATGTTTTTTCTGAACGACTTAGAATTTCAGCGCTCTCTTTAAATAACTTGCGTAGCTCTTTTATCTGTTCGTCTGTCGCTTGTTGCGGTTCTGGCAAGTCCTCACCAGCGTAGATATACAGACCAAGTCCAAACATCGCTAAATTTTTTACCAAGCAACGCATAATGGTTTTGTTAATATCAAACATACTTGCAGATTCAACTTCTTTATCTGTAAACCCGTTTCGCTTGCCGTTCTCCCATTTAATGACTTTGTACGTGTAAGGTTCGTGCTTCATCGCTTTATTGGCGCCATCCATTACAGGTAACCACATTTCATAGGTCATATCGTCAATCGTGACTGTCGTAAAAACCATGTAGCCAGTGTTAGGGTCAAATACATAAGGTAGGTTATTTTCAAATTTTTGAATGCTGTATTGCGCTTGTGGAAACTTCTTTTTAACTTCTGCCCAAGCCCAAGCCCAAGACAGATAACTAAGATAGGTGTTTCCTGTTTTTTTCTTTTCTACATTTTCGTTCACATCAAGTTTATATAGCGTGTTAAAAATTTTATTCTGTTGTTCTGTAAATAATTCTGTCATTTTCATCCACTCCTTTATCTTATTCTCACGCTTTGAGTCTGTACTAACGCAACGCCTTCGATAACCTCGCCATTTTTAACGGCTTCTTTGAGTGCTTTTTTATCAAGCGTTGGTTCTTGTTCGATATAAAAACTTTTAGGAATCTTATCCGCGCTATCTACTTTTAGTGATGGCGGATTGTTTTGGATATTGACCGTAAACAGTTCACCTTTAATTTTTGTCTTGTTGACTTTTTCCATCTCGCCTTGCAAATAAGTTTTTAGATTACTAACTCGATTGGCCACCACTTGTTTTTTACTCTGCAAACGATTGACCTCGTTGGCAATGGTGGTGATGGTTGCTTCCATTTCTTTGATGACTTTGGCTAAGTTTTCTGCTTTATCCTCGATTGCTTCGTCAATTGATTGCAACGTGTCAATAAAAGTCTGTTCGTCAATTTCTGATTCTAGTTCTAATAATTGTTGATACTGATTTGTCAACTCGTATAACGTACTCATTCTCTTTCCTCCATCCATCTAGCGCCCAACCACTCTTTACCGCTGATAATCTCTAATTCATTAAGTAAGAAATTGTCTGGCTGGTACTCGTCTAGCGCTGTTAAGAAACCGTCTTGGCTTGCGACAAACTTGCGTTTAACGTTGCCTAGTTTGTCGTAACCGATGAATACCCAATCGCTGTCGTAAATGTGATTACCAAAATCATCTTGATTGTAGTTTTCTGGCGTGGTGTCCACCTCGTTTAAATTAGTGCGATACTGATGATATTCTGGATCACTCATTAAGTCGTCGTATGTTCTGCCGATTATGTTCATTGCGATTCCTCCTTCAGAAATGCCGTCGCTTTAATTTTGCCTAATTTACTTTCCAGCCAATTTATGCCTACAAATTTTTTGATAACGGGTTCTTTTCTGGTGATGTTTGCAAAGTCGTATGCTTCATTGAATTTACAGTCATGTAGATAGAAATCAACGCTATAGCTTTTTCTATACAACTCAAGCACTATTAATTCTTCTTTTGTCAGCAATCCTTTTAGATTCTTTTTGCATTGGCGGTTTTTCATGGTATAATCACCTCATATTCATTTATTTTTTTGACTGATTCGCTTGCCGGCGGTCAGTCTTTTTTGTTGTTCTCTTTCTTGTTGTTTCCGCAACTTTTTCTGATAGATTCTATTCCAGCGTGCTTGTGATTTCATTCTCTCATCTCCTCACCTAATCGCTTGAACAAGCAAAACCAGCGTTAGCAACTGCACCACATTAAGCGTTAGCGATAAGTAAGCAATCAATTGCGTTTGACGTAACTTGTAGACTAAACTTTTCGATTGCAATCCAGCTAATAATATTTTCATCTCTTATCTCCTCTAAACTTATTTCTGTCTTTCCAATCCAAAAATTGATCAAACAGATTAATGTTTATCAGCACAATTTTGTAAGTCGGTGCTCGATAACCGCTTTTGTAATCTGGATGTACTTTGAACTCTGCTAACAATCTTTGGAATGTAGATTCATGTCCTTCAAATCCAAAATACTTAATCGCTTCATCCTTTGGCATTGATAGTTGAGGCAATTTGATGGTTTCTGCTAAGGCTATTTTTTCAGTCATTATTTATCCTCCTATCTGATTTTGTAATAAGAAATAATATCGGCTCTATTCAAAAAGCGTTTCAATTGATGGGTAAACGTCGTGTTTTTTCAAAAATTGATAAATGAAAATGTGACCTTTTTGCGTCCACTTAGTGTTTGGCTTCATCCGGCTACTGCCTTCCCACAATTTCATTTCCGTGTGCGTATAGCCTTCGTTTTGATAATCAGCATAAAGTAACCAAACATCGCCTTGTTTGTACTGGACTTTTAAATCATGGAGTAATTGGTTCATTTTGTTTGCGCTCATCCCGTAATTCTTGGCGATTACGCTAATTGGTAACAAACTTGGATTGGCTAAGATTGTGTCGTAATAATCCGCTTTTGGTTTCAACTCTTTTACTTGTTGTTCAGCAATTAGACGTTTTGTCCGTTCTTCTTTGAGTTGTGTAGCAACTTGAATCAATAAATCTGGATTGTTAAGTAATTCTTCCGTTGCATACATTCCGTGTTTTCGGATTGTTGGAAGGACTTCGCTTGTTACCCACCGTTTAAATTTCTTAGCGCTTGGCAATTTTGATTTGAGGATTAAACTGTATAAACCCGATTCGTTGATAACGGCTGTCTTCGTTTCGGACGCATTCCCGTTTTGGGAGTGTGCTATCATCTCGAATTTTTTATCTTCTAAATCAACATGATTCATTACTGCTTTACTCGCATTTGAGTATCCTAAAACCTCTGCCACATCTTTACCCACAAAATAAGGTTCGTCATTGATCAATAACGTTCTGATTTCTTCTTTTTCTTCAAATGCGAAAATTTGCATTGTTGCTATTTTAAATGTCCTCCTTTTATATGATTTAAAATCATATATAGATTAAAAAAATTAAGCCGAAACTTTGTTATCATCTTTGTTAGCTTCCACACCTAACAAGTCATCTGTGCTAACATTGAATAAAATAGCCAATTTAATAAGATAGCTGCCGCTGATAGACAAAGGATTTTTTTCCCAATTGCTTACAGATGTTTGTGTAGTCCCTAACTGTTTAGCCAACTCTCTTTGCGACATTTTACCGTGTTTAGCTCTTAATTCTGCAATACCAACCATTTTTTTCACCTCCATTTATTTGGTAAGTTAATTGTAACATGATTTAAAATCATATACAAGAGCTTTATATGATTTATTATCATATTTTTTAAATAAACACTTTTCTTCTATATATATCAATAAAAATTTTCATTTTATGATAGTTAAAAGTTGATTTAAAATCATATTATGATATAATATTCTTGTCAGGAGGTGTAAAATGGAAACTTTAGGAAGCAGATTAAAAAGGTTGCGAGAACAAAGAAATATGACACAAACAGAGCTATCGCAAGAACTAAACATGAAAACATATACTACTATTTCAAAATGGGAAAGCGACGACAATTTACCAAGAGGAAAAGAATTAAAAGCATTAGCTGAACTGTTTAATGTTTCTTCTGATTACTTGTTAGGCATCGAAAGACAACAAATCGAACAAAAGGCATCTATCGAATCTATCTACAATCAATTAGATCAACCAAGAAAAGCAAAAGTTTACAATTTCGCGGAATATCAATTAAGAGAACAAAACAAACGTCCGAAAATTACAATTGAAATTCGAGGCTACGTTTCAGCTGGAACAGGGGAATGGTTGGAAGATGAAATTTTGGACGAAGTGAGTTATGAAGGTGTGATACCTGAACATGATTTTGCAGTTAAGGTAAACGGTGATTCGATGCTGCCTCTTTTTGAAGATGGACAAGTTATCTTTATTAAAGGCACTTCAGACGTGCGTGACGGTCAAATAATCGTATGCCAGGTAAACAATGAAGCGTTTGTTAAAAAGCTATCAGGAAACAAGTTAGTGAGTTTAAATAAAAATTATGAGGATATATCAATATCTGATACAGATGATTTTAAAATTTATGGCGTAGTCGTATTATAAAAATACCCCAGTCGTAGTTGGCGCTGCGGCTAGGGTTAGTATTTTAACTCAAAATAATTATATCAAAGAAAAGAGGAAAAGAAATGGAAACTTTGTTAGGATTGCTATTTATTCTAGGCTGTGTTGGTATCTGGTATTTTGCTAGAAAAAAACCGAACAAACGAAACAGAAACATTTCAATAGCTATAGTTGTGTTTTCAGTATTGATAATGGGATTTTTGCCAACAGGACAAACTCAAACAAATTCTGATTCTAAAGAAAAAACCGAGTCTAAGAAAACCGAGTCGTCAGAAAAACCATTATCATCTTCCGAAATTCAGCAATCAAAAGAAGCTAGCGAATCAAAAGAAAAAGAAAAGATAGCTCAATCAGAATCAAAAGAAAAAGAACGCATTGCTGCGGAAGAAGCAAGAAAAATAAATGAAGAGAAAACTAAGGCTAGCAAAGAGGCAGAAGAACAAAAGAAATCTGATATAACAATTTTATCAGACAAGCCAACTACTGAACAAGCAACAACTTTAGAAGATTTAGCTTCTCAACAATTTAAACAACAATTCCCCTATAAAGGAAGCAAGATGCACTCAGTTCTAGGGGTCATTCAACCTTGGACACAATCAGATGGCAGATGGTATAAAAAAGTTCAAGCAACAATTGTAAATGGATTTGGTGCTGAGCAGGATACTACAATAGAAATTCACATCACGCCTGCTAGTGCTACTAGCGGAACAGTTGAAATTATAAATTATTAATTATTTATCAGCCCCTCACGCAGGGGCTTCTTTAATAACGCCAAAAAAAAGAACGCACGTTCCATTTAAGGAGTTGAATAAACATGTGGATTGAAGAATTACCAAATGGAAAATACAAATATTCAGAACGGTATGTGGACCCTTATACCGAAAAGAATAGAAAGGTTTCGATTACTCTCAACAGCAAGTCAAATCAAGCAAAAAAACAAGCAATGATTGAATTGCAAGAAAAGATTAATAAAAAAGTAAATGCACCGAAACAAGAAGCAATAACATTCGAAAAAGCTCTAGATTTATTTAAACCATATTATAAGAAAAAAGTGAAAGCTTCATCTTATATTTCGTTCAAATCCACTGAAAAAACGCTTATAAAAACTATTGGTAAGGATATGCTTATAAAAAATATTGATTTACTCTTCTTTAGAAAAAAAATCGAAAATTTATACTATGATCAAAAATATTCGTTTAACTATGTGAAAAAGATAAAAGCTTTTACTTTAATGATCTTATCTTTTGCAAAGGACGAAGGATACACTACTGAGATACCAAACTATAAATTAAGTTTAGTTTTGAGACAGGAAAAAGAACCTGAAAAATATCTAGAAAAACACGAATTACGAGCTTTGATTAATCAATTAAATAAAATGAAGCCTAATCGTAGAAAAGCAGATATGATTGAATTTATGGCATTGACCGGGTTGCGCTATGGTGAGTTGATTGCTCTTAGGGAAGAAGATCTATATGAGGGATATATCAATGTGAATGGAACAATTGATTTTAGGAATGGTTCTTATTCAACTGTTGTGAGGACCACTCCAAAAACTAAAGCAGCTATTAGGAATATCGCTTTATCTAACAGGGCAGTCAATATCATTATTAAAGTGCTACAAGAAAATCAATTGTACAAACTTACAAAAGAATATACAGATTTAGGATATATTTTTACAAATACTTCTGGACTACCAATAGATTATCGTACATTTGAACCATGCTTAAAAAATGCCGCTAAATTTGCGGGTTTGCAAAAACCAGTTACTTCACATTATTTGAGACATACTCATATTTCATTTTTAGCTGAATTAAATATACCGATAAAAGTAGTAATGGATCGCGTAGGACACACTGATGCATCTACGACGTTACAAGTCTACACTCACGTTACAAGCAAGATGAAGGAAAGTTTGAAGGATAAAATAGAAACGATAGACTACTGACGGTTTGCTCCTTTTGTGCCTCTTTTAGATATTTAGATATTATAAAACCGCTAGAGATTCCGTCATCTAGCGGTTTATTTTTAGGATTAATAAAGCTCTAAGTATTGATTTTGCGGAATAACAGTTATTCTCAAATGCTATAAAAAGCCGTTTTAACGGTGTTTTATCAGATCAATTAATGATTGTTATTTGCTAACATTGGCAAGCAACTGCCCCTTTTTTGCCCCTTATTCGTACCTTCTCTTTGAGGAGGTATTTTTTTGACAATATGCAAAATACTTTGTAGTTTTCTATTGACTTTATACAAAATACTTTGTATAATAGGTTTATAGATAAGAGATAAACAAAAGGAGGAAACAACAATGCTAGAAATTCTAAAAAATAAATTATCTGAAATGGATCTGGACTTTGAAATATCAGAAGACGCTCAGAATTTCACCATCCGCTTAGAAGATAAAGGTTTGCTCCACGTTTCCACAAAAACTCACAAACTTCAAATGCTTAAACTTTCTGAAGAATTGCAAGGTCAAGGCCTAGCAAGTTTAATGCTCGAAGTTGCTAAAGAAGTTGGCGCAACTGAACTCGTTGCTGAAAAATGCGGAGAAGGCTTATCTCAAGAAAACCTTGTTAAATTTTACGAAAAACATGGATTCGTTGCATACTTTCAAGACGACAATCTAGCTGCAATGGAATTAGCATAAAATAGGAGGAAAATAAAATGACAGAAACTTACACTGAAATCATCACGAAACTATTAAAAGGAAAGCTAACAAGTTATAAAATCGCTAAAGATACCGGTTTGACACCGCAATACATCGATAATTATCGAACCGGAAAAAGCAAGATTGAGAACATGGCTTTGGGAAAAGCCGAATTGCTAGTAGACTATGCTAAAAAAGTCGCTGTTGTCAGCGTTGGTAAACAGCAGTGGATTAATATTGTTGGATCTGCTAAAAATATAAATGAAGCAAAAAAACTTTTGAAACGTTACGTTTTCGGCTGGTCAAGTAAAGAATCTGCGCTACAAACGTTTAAACATGCTGTTTTAAAGAAAGATCAAATCAGCAGACAAGTTAAAGACGAAAAAGTTGAATTTGGAGAAAATCCCGACGAAGTTATTTCATGGCTTAAAAATATTACTGTAGACGATCTTGCTGATCGATAGGAGCGAATGAAAAAAATAAGCCCCCTACTAAAAAGTAGAGGGCATTTTTGGCTAATCTATTCTTTGTATTTACACGCCGACTTTTTTCGCGATTTTTGCTACTGTATCAGATAGCTTCTGTAAGTCAACAACTGGCTGTTCTAAACGAGACCACCACGGCGCACCTTTTTTCCAGTGGAATTCTGGAATCTCTTTCCCATTGTTTTTCCGATAAACTTCTTTGATGATGACTAATGCATCAGGGTGTCCAACGTATTCATAAGTTACCCCATTGTAAAAATACCATTTCCCACTATATTCATATAATGCGTACATAGTCGCCACTCCTTTTGTATTTGTAGTTTGTGTAGCCGGTGATTCTGTTTTAATTGGTGTAACAGTACTTCCTACAGCACCACTTTCCACATCTTTTTTAAATTGTGCTGGTGTAATTCCCCACTTGGCAAAATAAGGATATGGGTCTGTATGACCACCATACACGTTATTTCGTGCTGTCGAATAGTTATGTGTCAAGATACCAGTATCGCCTGAATCGACAACAACTGGCAATCCAGCTTGATTAGCTAAGTCGCGCAATAACTGGATATATAGTGCGTAATCACGTCTAAATTCTGCTTCTGTGGCGTGAGATTCGATAAACTCGACTGCTGCATAAGTTTCATAATTATCCGCGTTACCGACGTCCCAAGCGCCACGATTAACGGCGCCAACCTGAATTACTCGACCATTACCCACGATGTGGGTATAAAATCCTTCTTCGATATTTTTGCCAGCAAAATAGTCAATCTCGTTTTGCACTGTTGAATTTGGATTTCCAGTTGAATGTGCATGGATTTGATGATACGGCACTGTTCCGACTTGCGGTAAATCAGTTCGGATATGATTTTCAATATTCATTTGATTTCACCATTTTGCTTATTGTAATTAATCGCACTTACTCCTGTTATTGCGCCTAGAAACACGGCTACGGCATTAATCGTCAATACTGTAATGTCTGTATACTCGAAGCCGTAAGCCTTGCCTAGCACGCCTAAAAGCACGCTTAACGCTGGTAATACAGTAAGCACCACCCATTTAATGATTGTGTAAGTTTTGTTATTTAGTTGCATGTTATTACCCTCTCTCTTTAAATAATGTTTTTAGTTGTTCGTCGTGTACAATCAAGCGATCATTATGATTATCTAATCGTCTGTCATGCTCCTTTAGCTCCTTGTGCAAAGCAGTTCTATCCGCCTTGCTTGATTCCAAGTCCTTATTTAACAAATCTAAACTATGTGACATCTTAGTCAGATTTTCTGTAATTTTAGTAAAACTTGTTGTAATCGGCTTAAGTAAATAAGCGATTAGACCAAGTATAGTCATAATCGCCCCCGCCCACGTTGCTATTGTCATCACATCTAACACATACCCTCACCCCAATAATTTAATAAATATCCAAAATAAAAATCCCCGCAACAGCGGGCAAGCGACTATTAGGTATAATCTCCACATGCTATACCTCCAATTTATCAAGACGTGCTTTTAATTCATCTAACTCTGTTTTCATATACTCGATAATTGAATCTTTATCTTCCACCCAAAGCCCTTTTGTCCAATCGTATTTAGGGTATTTAAGATGTTCGTCTGGTCCTACATAAATGATACCTTCTCCCAAAGGCAATCCCTCAGGCGTTTGAAATTCTGTGTAAAACTTGCCTTCTGCGTTTTTTTCGTCAAGTGGTAAATATACTGTTTTCATATAGTTTCGTCCTTTCTAAGCTGTTCTGCGCCACATATAGACTGTTGTATATGGTTGTAAATTGTTGTGGGCTTGGTCGCCTCCTGTTGTTGGCATCGAATACAATCCAACTTGGGTACCAGGATTTGTTACTAAACCCTGCGTGTTATTAGCTTGGCGTACCATAAATGAGACATCAGATGATCCATGTCTATGACTTGGCATTTCAGCAGTGGTTAACTTATGGGCCTTTTCTCCACCGACCTTGCTTGGAGCATTAAAATCAGCATCCGACTCATCCACACCAACCAATGTTTGACCTTGAGCGATACGAATCCATGTGCCACCCATAAATGTAGATGGGTTTGCTGAATTTACGCTTTGATAAATACTGCCAATTGGATAGAAAGTGTCTAAAAGACTCCGACCATTCATCCAAATCATGCCGCCTACATCCAATGCACCATGACCAGATTCATACATTTTTCCAATCCCAACACCAATATATCGATAGAAATCCATTAATGTCGTAATCGTACTAACTGTGACTTTGCTTGCATAACTTCCAAACCTGTCGGTAACAGTAACATCAATATCGTAACTACTATCCACCGCAAAACCTGTCATTTGGAAATTGGCGCTTGTATTGCTTTCAGTCTTAGCTGTTATCCATGCTGTTGTAGTTGATTTTTTATATCTCGTGACTACTGTATAAGTGTTCTTTTCAGTCGTGCCATTTTTAATACTAGACACAGATACTGTCTTAACAAGTGACATTGTGGTCGTCGGGTCTGCTAGTCTATCAGCCGTTAATTTTGTTATTGTTGGTGGTGTATAAGGTCGTATATCAAGCGTATCATTCATTGTTGCGGTTCTTCCACGACTATCTGTGACTGTGACTTTGACTGTCTGAGATCCGCTTAAGGATGGTGTCTGTGATAAATCAATATTAAATGTAGATCCAATATGCGTATACGACTGGCTACCCCATTCAAATTTCCATGTCCTAATTGTTGCACCATAAACACTTGATGAAGATACTGCCATCTGCGGTATAGACTTACCCTGCACTAAAATCTGGTCAGAACCAGTTATATTTTTGACTATTGCATTCTGGTCTGTGTAGGTTACAGACGAAATTGTTGGCTGCATACTATCTGGTACTGAGACTTGACCACTATAATCTTTGAATCCAATTAGACTGTCAGATGCATATGAGCCTGGTTTTGTATGAGTAATCAGTCTAAAACTGCAATTAGCTATTGTGGAATCAGGTAATCTAGATGCCCAATCAATAGGTATTGTAAACTCCTTTCTACCACCTCCTTGAGAGTTCATAAGAGGAGCTCCAATCAATGTTCCGTTAAGTCGAAACTCAACCGAGTGGTAATAGCTACCAACTGCTGATGTAACATTCATAGCAGTAGCTTTACCGAATGTATGTGGGAATGTGGATGAATCCCATGTCATGGAACTTGCTCTTGGGATACCTGTTAAATCTCCGCTACCAGATACAGACACCGTCCCTACAATTGCATTACTCATAGATGCAGATAAGGCAAAGGACTTTCCACCACCTGGGTCATGGGGAACTCTTACTGTTCGGGTGTAAACATTTGGAACGGTAGAGTTAGGATTTAACAGTAAATTACCAAATATTTTGTGATCACTATTACCATCGATACTTAACCAAATATCAGTATCTAGTTGAAACCACGAACCACTATTTGTACTTCGTATAGATACCGACGCTGTTACATCAGAATAGTTTCCAGCTATATTTTGTTTAGCTGACCAAGTGACTAGCACTCCCCAACTATTATATGTACCGCCACTTGACCAACCTATTGAACCATTTAATGCCATAGTTTAACCTCCTACATAACTAACGACAGTATGGGCATCATTAAGTCTTCCAATTACATGTGTGTTAATTTGTAATTTGTCCACGATCATACCCCGATTAATTTTAAATTCTTGATTAGTAAAGTATGCTACTTCTGTACCGCCATCCATAAACGATATTTTGTCCTCAGCGATTAATATCTTAAGGTTTGTGGATGAGTCACCAATAGCTAATCCATCTTCACCAGCAATCATGTAATTATTGATAAATGTCCACTTCTCAACAGTGTCTTTGAGGAGATTATTAATTGTAGTGACTCCAGACTCCAGCTTGGCTATCGCATCTTTGGCGTTAGTCATGTTGTTGCTCATGTCCTGTTGCAATGCAAGTAAATCATTTGCCGTTTGCGTGATTTGGTCGTACTCTTCTTGAGTAACCAGATTTGAGATAGTTTCCCAAACTGTACCTTGGTCATTTTGATACTGGTCACTATCTACTTTATTTTGTAAGGATAAACTGCTATTTAAATCTACCCAATCTGATGACAACCGCCATTCATACTTATACGGGTCTTCATAAGGCAATGCCGCTGTACCAACATATTTCGGGATTGCACCTAGCGGGTCTTCGGATGGTGCCGGTGTCCATGGAGTCGGGATTCCCATCGTGTTGGCTAGTTCGAGTTTGTCCTCCTTAATCTGTACTGCGAAGCTATCTCCTGTACCATTTGCGTTATTCCGCTGAACATAAAACTGTACTTTGACTGTGCCTTCTGGTATTTTTTCAGTTAAAAAAGAGCGTCCTTCTTTACCTGGTAAAATAAATTGGTTACTTGTTAATTGGATGTATGAGGTGTCTGCTTTTATAGCATTTATTCTAGCAGAAACCCCTTGAGGGGCAGAATCTGGAACTTTAAAATAAGTACTAGCAGTAACTGTATCACCAACTTTTAGCCCTATTTCACTTAAATTAAGAGCTCCATATGCCGTTCCATTCCACACATTCACACTAACTGTTTTAAAATCCGAAGATGTACCTAATATCTTATTCTCCCCATAAGGCATTAAACTAAGCCCTTCCCCATTTACCCCTCGTGCATACGCTGTCCAAGGTTTTCGTTCTGGATTTGGTTCCCATTTGTAATCTGATGGAGAGTTTGAATCTTTTAGTGACCATCCGATGTAACGTGGTACTGCGTTGTCGTAGTCGTCTTGTGGGTTTGTGGTGTAGATTGTTGCTTTGTCTGATTTTTCAAGTTTAACTTTTCGAGATATTATCAAATCTGGTGTGACAATATCAGAATTAGTTACCTTAGTCGATAATCGCATGTAAGAATAACCGCCAGGTATCTTGAACCCACCAGAAGATATACCACTACCGACAGAACTTAAAGTTACCCACGATGCACCGTTTTTGTTAGTATCATTTAGTCGTAACCCAGCGTTTGAACTTGTATCTTTATATAAAAACACTGAAAAAATATAACTCGCATAATTGGAAGAAATCCAATACTCTTCTCCTTCTTTTATAGGTAAAAAATCACTTGTAAAACGAGCTGGATTATCATATAAACTTAAACCGTCCCTCCAATTTTGAAATTTTCCAAGAATTGAATTTGATATAGACCACAAATTCTCCCCCGGATAAACTGTCGTAAACCTATCCGTACCGTCTTGCGACCATGCGTATGCTATTTCCTGTTCTATCGCATTACTGGTTTCTACCCATTTGTATTTTGTAGGGTCTGTGGATGCTTGTTCATTGAAATCACTATAAAAGCCTGTGTATTTTTTACCGATGGAGTCTGCCAGTGAAAACCCGACAGACCCTATCCCGTTGACGATACCATCCGCCCACGCTTGATGCGTGTGAGAAATTTTACCATCAACTAAATTGCTGATTGTTATTTGTCCTCTACTCAGTACCGCCATTATCATCATCCTCAGTAGTGTCTGGCTCGTCTACAATTTCTTCCAATTTGTTAATATATGTGTCCATACCAAAACGAGTCCAAAGATACTCAATCGCATTGCCGTTTGTTTCAAATTTAAACTCTTGGTATGTGTTATCGAGTACTAAAAAAGCTCTATATTGTCTCATTATCCATTCACCTCGCATTTGAACAGTGTAGAGTTAGTAATATCGGCACTACCTACAGACAATGCTTTACCTGTTTTATACGCAATTCCTGTTCCGCCAAAGTTAGCAACCATTGTGCCATCTTGCCATTTGGACCATTTGTAAGTATAAACTGTTCCGCCCGTGTCGATTTCTTCCCCATTTCGGAAAACTCGTGCTGTTAATTTGACAGACCCTACACCATTTTTTAAGACTGTTCCTCCATCTGATTCAACGATCGTCATAATCGGGTCATCCATATCCTTAAGCGTGACATATTGCTTAATCTTAGTTCCTGTTGTTCCTCCGTCATTATCTGTCACCACAACCATAAATGTTTGACCGTTGACGACAGCATCTGGATAAACTGTTAAAACGCCTTGAGCAGTAACAGCAGTATCAAAACCACTATTTGCAACAGCGCCAGTCGTACCTGTCGTATCTGTAACCTTACGCCAACCGACCCCACCGTCAGAATCTTGGGAAGTTGTCACGCTACTATCAGCAATAAACCATTTATATTTTCGAGAACCGCTAGATAATGAACCATCTTTATATACATCCGCAGTAACTTTCAAGCTTGCTGGCGTGTTGTTTCTAAAAAAGTCCCCATCTGGTGTAGATACCACTGCGATAACCGATGCCTTAGCTAATTGCACCAACGTTAGGTTAATTGTTGCTTGAAATGTAATTGGTAAGTTTGTTGATGGGTCTGTATACGTACCTTCAACTTGCCACAATATCGCGTTGTTGTCGGTTGGAACATTTGTTTTAGTAGTCAACACGCTGTTAGCAGTGCCAGATTTATAATCGGTATCAGTATTGGTTGTAGATGTGATTTCTTTCGATGTACCACCAATAATTTTAGTCCATTTAACCCCAGTTACCGCTGAACTAATCAGCGACCCAGTACTCCCAGCTTTTGTTAAGTTAAGCGTTAATTTAAGCGCTGAACTTGCGTAGCTTGGCGAATATGCTTTTGTTTGATTATTGTATGTTTGAGTCGTTGTCTTATCCGCTGATATCCATGCGTTTAGAGCTGGTGCATCATATAAATCTACGATTGTTATTTGACCGCTTGAAATTGTTGCCATATTCTCATCATCCTTTTTTTGTTATATTTCTACGATTTCGCAATTAAATGTAGCTCTTCTATAGATGTCGTTTGCAGTTAATACGATTGACTTTTTTCCGCCTGCATGCCGATTATTCCAATCATCATCTGGTGTTCCATCACCCAAAGTCTTTGTCCATCTAAATTGATTGGCATCTAATACGTTTGTGATATTGTCTTTGCCACGGTACACAATCGCTTTTAATGTCGTTTGGATAATGCCGTTTTTAAATAGGAGCCCGTTTTCAGAGATAATTTGAACTTCCATTGTTTCATCCACATTAAACACAGTCACATCTTGTGTTGCTCGTTCCTTGCCATTTGTATCAATTACAATTGCTTTGTAAACGGCTTTAGCATTAATATTTTTAGCCTCAATAGTTAAGCTATACCCTGTTTTAACCCACACATCATCTTTGTACCAGCGTACCGTTACATCTTGCGTAATCACTTGCGTACCGTTGTAGACGATAGCCGATAGCGTGGTACTACCCTCGCTATTTTTAAATGTCACACCATTGTCCGACACGAGACTTAATGTGTAAGGCTTGGTTTGCTCGATCAAGGCATTTACTCGGTCTAATAGTGATTGGTCAACTTGTGATTGTAACTCTTTTACATTGCTAAATGTTGTCGTTTCTTCTGCAAGATTATCTGGTTTTCTGACTTTACCTGTTACACGCGCTTCGAGATACAACGTTGGTTTGTATCCGTCATCTGCAATTCTAACTGTATCGCCTATTTTAGCTTTGATATTGCCCTCGATTTCCCATGTTACTTTTGGAATACTACTTTCTTTTAGTTTTGAGAGCATATATCCGTACAATGCTTCAGACGAACTATATTCTGTTTCGCCTGCGTCATTGACTGTCCAGCGATCATTGCTTTTTACAGTAGATGGAAATTGCAATCTAGCTTGTACCGCATAGATTTTATTTACATCTGGATAGTCAGCCGTTGCTTTTGAGACTGTTTTGTATAAAACAAGTCCATTCTCATCTTTCACTTCACGATCAATAGCGGCAATGGTCAATCCGTCTTTACCTGTAGCGGTAATAGCGGTATACAATCCTGTTTTATCTTCGGTTTTTTTGATTGTCTTAATGTCTTCCCCAAAATAAAATGTCTCGTTTCTTCTGTCATTTCCTACGCCTTGGTAATCATCATCATGTTCGTGATACACATTGATGACGATTTGTTTCAAACTACCATCATCATTTAGTCTTGTTACAAATGCAATTTCAGCATCAAATACGTTTGCTAGACTGTACAACCGTGCTAATTTTTTATCCGTTCCTGTCCACTCATAACTAATTTTTTTATCAGATACCTCATTGATGCCGATAGTCAAAACTTTCTCAAAATCGATTAAGTTAAGATATTCCACGAACGTCATGGCTTTGGGAGACTTGTATGGACCGATTGTCTCATTGTTGTATTCCAATCCTATTGACCAAGCTGTGACTGATAGATAATACTCATCTTGCTCAACAATCATGCATGTGAGCCAATATTCTTCACCGTCATAAACAAATGACAAATTTTTCCCAGTCGTGATTAATCCATAAGACGTCTCATCTTTGACCATACTAAAAGACAAGACCGTAGCCTTGCCTTTAAGAAAATCTTCAATTGCTAAATCATAATAGGAGTCATCTAAGACATCTAACACAGCATCATTTTGATCACGAATATAAATTCTCATAGATACACCTCATTTACATACGCTTTTGCAGTTGGCACAGGATTGCTAAAATCACTAAATACAATCTGCACCTTTGTTTCTCCTGGTGGAATTTTAAAATATTTACTTCCTATTATTTCATCAGACAAGCGTAGCATACCGTTGTAGTATGGCTTTTTTGCTTGTCCATCAATGGTAATTTTGCTTTTGTCTTCGTATCTATTCACGATGTCTCTTTGATAGGCGTTTTTCATATCTGCGACAATGATATCTCGTATACCTATTTTCGATACCATTTGGTTCGTAGCGTTTCTCCCTTTGAATTGACCTTCAAAATATTGGATTCGTTTAATATTTTTATTTTTTGCCGAGCTTGGTAATGGAAACGAATAATATGTGCCATACCAGAAAAATCTAACAGCTCCATTCTCGATTTTCATGTCAAACATATTCGAATTTTTTAAACGAGACTCTGTTCCGTATGGATTATCTTTAAGCCAATACGAAGGCGTAAATGGTATTGTTTTGACGTGACCAGAAGGCGTACCAAATATGATGTTGGCACGATTTCCGACTTTATCTGTTTTAATCGTATCCATAGTCGCCAAAACGCTGTTGTCTTCGGCAACAAACGCCAAAGTAGATAGTCCTGTTTGCCCCATCAGCCCCGTTTCAAACCACAGTCGCGCCCACAAATAAAGATTAGTTACCGGTGTCGCAAATACTAATTCACTAGCCGCACCGTAGTACCCTTTACTAGTTGATGAATTTAGATTGGACAACGACCCCATCCATGCGCCAAATTCAGGATACGATCCCATCGTGCCACTAATATCTTTATCCGCATTTTCATACCATATTGTGGGTTTTGTCCAATTCGAATAATCTGTTGTGTTTCGCGATAGAATCACTTGTTTATACGCAGTTTCTGTATCTGCTTCTTCAACTTTCCCCAGTTGTATCACACCATGCTCCGATATAATACCAAGATAGCCATTTTCATGATTCATCGTGATATCATAATCTACCGTTGCCCATTCCGTGCCATTATTGACCAACTTTGCTTCCAGTACGCCATCGGAATTGAGAGCGAAGGGCTGTGCTTGTTTAACAGCAGAATGCGCTACTCCATCTGGAACGAGGAAGGTTAGGGTGCCGGTACCTTTTATTTTGATCTCTTCAAAATCAAGTGAACCACTAGGGACAGCTAAGAAATACCGATTGGGAAAATAACCAATGACTAATTTTTTTGGTTCTTGTACATTTAGTATTTTTTGCAATACGTCGTAAGAATTTGTTGTGTCATCATTGATAAAAAAAGGAATTTTTATCTGTTTTATTTTCTTAGCAGTATACACAAAGTTACTGCCAGTATTTGCTCCGCTTTTTTCTTTTACTACTGGTTCATAATCTGCCCCATTTAGTGCTGTAAAACCTTTTGTTACTGTCAATAAATCAGTCAAATCATAATCGTTGAAACTAATGTCAATCAACTTCTCACCCCCTACCGTAGATTGCATCTAATAATTGGTTTCTTTTGGTTTGTTCATCTGTTATTGGCACAGCAAGCGTTCTAGACATTTCCTTTTTATCCATTTGATTTGATACTAGGATAGGTCGATTAGTTAATTTATCAACAATGTTTAAAATATCTGTAGCTTGATTGTTTGAGTTGCTAGCATTTAACTTAAATCTATTCAAATCATCAACTAGTTGACCACTTAAAATGCTCTGTGTACTATCGACAGCCAAATTCATCTGTAGGCTATCTGACAATGCATCACCCATTCCTAATACAGTCGATTGGACATTTTTAAATTGTTGTCGCAATCCGCCATCTAATCCATCCATGATAGCTTTACCTGCAGGAATCAATAGTTTTTTATCATAGCTGATTGGGCCTTTGTGTTCCTTAATCCAGTCACCAATTCCGCCGATAAATTTCTTACCAGCCTCCCATGATGCTGTCAAACCGCCTACAAAACCATCTATAATCGCTCGACCAGCGCCCATCAAATCTATACCGGTAACATTTCTGATTATGTCATTACCCATGTTTAAGATAGCAGATATAACTTTGCCAACCATTGAGTTAATACCATTCAAAAGGCTCATGATTATTCTTACACCAGCGCTTAAAATCTGTGGTAAGTTATTAA